ATTTGAATTTTCTTCAGATTTGTAAACCATACAATCCGCAATTTCCCATGTATTTTCACCTGTTGCCGTTTCGTTAACTATCAAGATTTTATTTCTTTCGTTTTCTGATTGATATACCTTAAATCCATCTTTACTTTCTATTTTTGATAATTTAACAAGATTGGCAAATCCTAAAATATGCTCTGATATTTGCCCCGAGGTATCTCTGCTAAATTCTTGTAATCCGGAACAATTTTTCAAAATCATTTCAAATTGTTTTCTAACGGCTTCTCCTGCCGTCTTATATATCTGTCCGTCTACGCCTAATCGAATATCTGCTGTTTCAGATGCTGCCCCGGATTTTTTTCCTATCCAATCGAGTATAGTAATTGTACAATCGCTTATGCTAAAATCAAAAGTTCCCTGACCATCAGCAACACTTATTACTGATATTGTAATATATGTAGGCTCCGTTATAGCGAATACGAATTCTACATTTCTCATGTTTCTTTTCGATTCTGTTTGCGGAAACACAAAATATTCTCTTTTAAGTATCACGTAGCCTTTGTCTGGCGAAGTAGAACTGTTGAGTATAATTTTCATTGGTATTTCTGGCAGTCCACTATCTTTACCTACCTTAACACAAAATTTCATGTGATATAAGCCCGGCTTTAATATCTTTGCAACATCTCCCTTTGGGGTACCCAAAGCAACAATAAAAAAATTAAAATCCTGAAAAGTCACATCATTAAACATTTTTTTGCATGTAACTTCTCCTGACAAATAGTCCATCGTTATCTTTGTCCCATTCTCCGATGTTGTTGCTATAACTTTTCCAATTTCCTGTGTATCAACCGTATTGCTTTGTAATAAATTATCTACCCTTTTTCTATCTTCATCCGCATTATTCGCCAATTCTTGTGCTTTCTTGTCAATAATGTCCGAATTATCGTTAAAGTCCTGTATATCATAATAATCAAGTGAATCTGGTTTTTTCAAATTTAAAAAATTAGTTTTTCCGGACATTTTCCCCTCCTTCCCCATGATTTATGCCTGGAACAAATACTTTTTCTCTTAGCATCTCATGTGTGTATTTCCTTAATTCTTTGTGCGTATATCCGGATAGCAATTTGTAACAATTAAATTCTATTTCAAATTTAATTCTTAGATTTAACGGGACTATTTCTTCTAATAAATCCAAGATATTATCATAATAGTTCCTCTCATTTAATGCCAAAAGCATTTCCAATTTTAAATTTTCATAATCGATCGTTAATGCGTAGTTTCCCTCCCCTACTAAATTTTCAATCTTTCTTCTCAATGATGCCTCTGTATATGGGAAAGAATCAGTCCATTTTAAAAGAACTTGAAATCTCCTCTCTTCTAAAGATTGAGTATCCTGCGGCTTTATTCCTAATATGTTTTCTCGATGTGCTATTCCGGATTCTACTGCAGTTATTATTGATATGTCTGTATCAGTTTTTTCTATATTCTTTTCCAACTGTATTCCAGTTTTTTCTTCGCTATCATATATGGATTTTATTTCGTCAATATTTAAAATAACATCAGGATATTCTAACTGCATATTACTTCACCCCGAACCGGCACTTCTGCCTCTTGTAATGTTATATTTTCCGTTACATCGTCTAAAAGGACGTTCTTGACATCCTGGACCCCTTCAATAACATATATCGCATTTTCCACTCCAGCTTTTCGCACTGTGATTCCTGCTTTTTCTTCACTCCATTTTTTTCTAAGTGATAAAAAATATCCCTCTACCGCATTTTCTATCTGGGATTGTAGTCCTTCAATTGTATAGCCACTCTCGCAGGTTATTTCAGCTTTTACAGTAATCGTAATGGATAATACTCCTTTCACTTCTACATAGTGCCCGATTGGAGCTATTCCATCTCCATTTCCTTTTCCATCCACTGGGTCAATCTGTTCCTGCACCTTCTCGATCAGTTCCGCAGAAGGAACACTATAATCATCTGCTATGATAACTATATCTATAGCTCCCCCTGAATTTTTGCGATATATC